TACTCGCAGGAAAACTTTTCAATCGCGCTCTGAAATAAGGCAGACGAATTATCATCACCGAAGTTTTCCACCTCGACTGATTTGTCCAAATCTGTTTCGTCGATATCGACTGAATATCCGGTTCCTTTCAAGGAAAAATCGCACAACTGTTTGAGTGAATAGGCTCCGGTCAGCGTGTCATAGATATGCATACTAATCAAGTCTTCATAAAAACGGTGTTCGGCCGTAAACGTCTTGATCGTATGGCTTCCTTTCGTGCTTTGCGTGAGATTCTTAATCACGTATTCGTCGTCACCGTAGATCACATAATTCTCGTTCAACAGTAGCGCAAATGCATCTTGGTTTCTTTCCGTCTGCCGTGCCGTTACATCCAGCGTTTTTTCACCGTTCACAGTATTTTTCCGCGTGATATCGGCATCCGTGATCATTTCTTCCTGCCCAGTGGTTAGAGACCGGACGAAAGCATCCATGTTTTCACCACCTCACAAATAAAGCCAGCGAAATCCAAAAGTAATGGTAAAGGATCCGCTAGTTCCACTTATTTGTATGTCATTCCATCCTGGGACAATTCTTAACAGCTGGCGGTTGGAATTTCTTAGCGATGATACACCGTTAAGCAGGACACGCGGCCCGTTTAATTCCAGCGTGTCATTGGCAGCAGTTGGGTTATTATACTTGAATGTTTCGCCAGTTGTCTGATTTTGAATTTGTAAACCACTTGAAGCGCCTATAAATTGAATCACCATCTCATATTGACGCGGATCCACAGTAGCATCCCCGCCGTTGTAAATACGGAATGAACTTTGTGACCACTCATATATAAGATCATCTTCCAACGTGATGCCGGCACCTACCGCCTGCCATGCATCAGAATCCATGTCAACCGGATCCGTATCTGTCCGGCCAACACTCTCTGCATATGCAGAGTCGCTTATAAGATCTACTGAAAAGGTGCCGTTCTTTGCCTTTTGTTCAATGGAATATTTGCTGTCATATTTGAAATGCCAGCGTTTCCCGGGCTCCGCGTCGCATATCAGATAGAAATATTCCCGGCTGTCAAACATATGAAAAACTTCATCTCTATAAAGTGCAAAATCAGGAATATCGACAGACATCAACTGTAATTCGGCATGCGCCGTTCGCCCGTCATAGGTGGTTCCCATATCGATAAACCCGTCACGTCCTTCAATTGTTTCACGCGAATTTACCGGAGAAGGAGAGTCGACGATGAAGGATTTTACCAGGATGCCGCATTCTCGCATGTCGTAGGTCGTTCCATCTAATCTGATAATCTTAAAGTTGCTGCTCAAATACTCTGGTATCCTCATGCTCTCTCTCCTTTCCGGTACAATGATGCCGTAACTCTATCAGCCAGTTGCTTCGAGAAATTATCAACATCAGATTCATAGTAAAAATGTTGGTCACCGTTAAGATTGATATTAATTTGCTGCGTTAAATTTTTTAGTTGCCCGGCTGCTGTACCTAGCAATCCGGAAACACTCGGCAGTTTAACCTGTGGCATTGTGCCAATTCCAGCAGCGTACTGCGGAATAGACTTCAAGAATTTCAGTGTATTGCTTCCCGAGAGCACCTTAGCACCTTTCGGAAACCGTTTAAACAATGTAGGCCTGTTTGGACTTAATCCGATGGTACCGTCTGGTAATTGGTAGAGCTCGGATTCAAACGCATCCCCAAGTACCGCGTCACCGCCAGGATGGTTTTTCGTTCCTTTTGCATATCCATGGCCTTTACCAATCACATTGAGCATGCCTTTTATGCCGTACCTATGCTTCGCATAATTGATACCAGCCAGCAGGTTGTCAAGCCCACGCATGATGTTGCCAAACCCTTTAAATTTGAACGCGTTAAATGTGGATGGGATCACCTGCACAAGGCCCCGTGCAAGGTTTCCAGTTCTGGCATTTATATCATTGACGGCCATGCTTTGGACCGCCTTAGCATTACCACCTGATTCGGTTTGGATTTGCCGCAACCATGCGTTTACATATGCGGCTGTCGTTGGCAGTCCGTTCATAGACAATGCCCGCTTGACTGTCGAGGCCCAACGTTTCACGCCTTTACCAGGCGGATCGCCAGCGACTGCCAGCTTATCTTTAATAAAGCTGACAGCCTTATTTTTTACGAGCGAAAATCCACCTTTCATTATGGATCCGAAAGCACCAGGAATATCCGGCAATTTTACGCCCGCTTTATCCAAAAGCTTATTTAACAACTTACCTGGGTGCGATGCATAGTCCCAAATATCCAGGGCTGTGTCTTTTATCCAAGAAAATGCGCTCCCGACAATTCCTTTTTTGTAGAACGGAAGCTTTCCAGACAATACTTTTTCAGTTGTATTTCCATCCAGTACTTCCGAACCTTTCGGGAGATTTACCATCGTGTCTGTATTAGGAGACAACATCAGCTTCCCATCTGGTGTACGGATAAGTTCCTTCTTTCCACCGTCTCCTACGATTGCTGGACCGCCTGGATGACCGCCGGTGCCTTTTGCATATGCAGGTGGTGCCCATTTTTTCAGTCTCTTTTTGACACCGACTTTGTCCAAAACCCAATTGATACCACTAATGACGCCATTGACACCAAAAGCCAAGCCGTCAATCATTTTATTTCGCAAATGATTGATTCCGCTTAGTGCCTTGCCCGCCATCGACTTTATTCCGGATCCAATTTTTCCCGGCAAAGCCTTGGCACCACTAACCATGCTAGAAAAGGCTTTTGAGACTAGGTTTTTGGCTCCACTCATGATCGAGCCTATACCATTTTTCATTCTTGTGAAGCCGTTCTTTGTAAAGCTTACGACCCAGTTTATTGCCTTACTTATTATATTAGTAATATTCGTCCTGAAATTGGAAAAGAATCCCTTAACCGCATTTAATCCACCGGAAAAGATAGCCTTAAAACCGTTTATAAATCCTTTGGCGGTCTTGATTATCCGGCCCACAAACATTAGATTGATTAAGTTCCAGATAAACTGTGCTGCGCCTTTGACAAGCTGCTTGACGCCTTCCCACATTTTCGACCAGTTTCCGGTGAAGAGACCAGCAAAAATCTTTATTAGCCCGAGAATGATGTTTAATGCGCCTTGAATAACACCCTTAACGTTCCCCCAAACCTGTCGAACGATTACGGCAATAATGGGCATGAGCAGCTTGATAATGCCCACAATAACGGTCATTACATTTCGGACTGCCTGCATGATCATAGCACCGTTTTGCTGCCAAAACGTTTGTATTTGGCCTATGATGGACTTGATAAAGCCAAATACCGCCATTAGAGCCGGCTGAATGTACGGCATCAAAAAGCTAATCAGTCCAATAATAAAAGACTTTACTGCCTGGAATCTTGCGATTGTAAAAGCAATAAATCCAGAAATTGCAGATTTTATGACATTTACCGCACTTACGACCAAAGCTATCTGATCCGGCGTTAATCCGAGCCGTGATAAAATTGATACTCCCTTGCCAGTGTCGCCGGTAAAAATAGCAAAAACACCGGAAACAAATTTCTTAAATGTCCCTAGTGCCTGCCTGGCAGAATCAGCACCACGTTTCATGTAGCCAAAAAAGGTAAAGATTTTCTGGCCGGCGGATTCTCCAAAAACTTTGTTCAATGAATCAGCAAAGGCTTTTGTGTCGCCGTTCATTAACCCGGTCAGACCATCAAATAGTGGCATGATCTTTCGCAATCCATTTTCCAGCTTTTGAAAAACAGGTTTAGATAGTTCCTGCATGGCTGTGGACATAAAACCGCGGATGTTGGATAACATGCCCTTCCACGTCTGCGATTGCATCTTCATACCGCCGGAATAACGCTCTTTCATTAGAGCAAATAGAGCTTGATTAAACTTCTTCTGGTCGGTGATCTGGCCTTGATTGTTGACGACCATGCCCAGGCGGAGTTTCTTTGCCTCAGCAATGATCATGTTCTTCGTGATGCCGAATTCTTTCAACCTCTCGAGCTCGCCCGTCTGAGCATCCGCAATTGCTTCTCATTTTGTTACTTTTTTATGTTTTTAAGACATAAAAAAGAGCAGGTCATTTCTGCCTGCTTCTACGCGTCGCCGCGCAGTTCGGAGCACATCTTCATCCGTTCTGGATGCCCGGGATATTCCGCACGATCACTCATACGGAACGAGTGTTATCGCCATAGCCTATTACAGCCTTAGGCTTCCTCTGCTCTCTACGGCTGCCATCAGTTTCCATCAGGCGTGCCTCGGTGTTTTCTCCAATATATGGAGATTTTCACCGATTTTACCGGGTTATTGCCCACATATTCCTATGCGGCGAGGCTAAAGCTAACCCCTTGATCAAGGCTTTTGCCCATAACAGACGACATATCGCCAATCTGCGGTAATATTTTCTTTGCGTTCATGCCATACGACTGCAGCTTAGCCGTAGCATCTACAATTTCATCCGTCTCGAAAGGTGTTTTGTTAGCAAAGTCTTTGGCCCATGCTAATGTTTGTGCAGCCTTTTTATGGCTTTTCATTACGACAGTCAGAGTGTTTAAGTATGTTTCCATGTCGGCGTTGGCGCCGATTGTCGATTTGCTGGCTCCTTGGATCGCTGAAGAAATTCCTTCGAAAATCCCAATGCCTGCTGCGACACCGCTGGCAATCTTAGTAGTGCTTTTTAGGAAGTTAAAAAAGCTTTTTATCTTGCCTCTCGCCTTGCCGTCATCCACGCTGATCTCAACATTAGCCGAGCCGACATTATTTGCCATAGTTCCACCTCCCGTCTAAAACAAAATAAAAAAGCCTAACTCGCAGGCTTTGGTTTCCACCACTGTGTAGTGACCCATTCATCGGTGGATTTTATATTTTCGTTCGTCTCCTCTTCATATGCCGGCAACAAAATCTTTTCGACATTTTTCCCGCCAAATAGGTTAGTTACCGCGGCCAGAACGCCCCGCATGGTTTCCTCACTCATGATCTGCCGTTGTTCATACTTTTCTCTGCTGGCCTGCTGGTACTTTCTTTTCAGCCACGGTAGCGTCCTGTCAAGCACGTATTCTTCCGTGTACCCGAAGTGTGAAGAGACAACTTCTAGCATTTCAACCACGTTTTGAAAAAAGATTTCTATATCGTCGAAGAATGAATTTTTTTGTCCGGAATTTACGCTGCTGGTTTGAACATCTGCGTCAGCTTCCGGACCGCCGTAAAAGCCTTTTTAAAATCTACTAATTCCAGATATTTTGTAACAATTAAGATCGTATCAATTGGACTCATTTCCAGTGCTTCCTCAGCTGGGACATCAAACAAAATTGTGAGTAGCTTCATGATCTGTTCGTCTTCCAATCCATCAAGTGCCTGCACAACAAGTGCTGCCTCGGACATATTATCCAGGTTTTCGCCAATAGCCGAATAAATTTCCATGCCGTCCGTTACTAAAAACCGGGCGGCCTGAAGCAGTCTTTTGTTAGTCAGTTTCGGAATATTAAAAGAGGATCCGTCACTAAGCTCAACGGATCCAATGATTTTTGGTTCTAAATCCAACGATTCAATTGTTTTCTTTGCCATTAATCATATCCCCCTTAGATCACCTGTTCAAATTCAATCATGACATTTTGATCTTCCGGCAGATCGTCTACTGTGTGGGCATTCATCTGCAGAGGTAATAATCTTTGCCCTTTTTCAAAGGTAGTTTCCGAGTCGTCCCCACTTACTTTGCAATTGTAAAAAACAATGCCATATAATGTTCCGTCTTTTTTGAGAGATAACAATGCAACCATAAATGCTGGAACCTCAGAAGGTGCACCGTAACTCATTTTTTTATAGCCCAATTCTGTTACTGGTGATACTTCTGCACCAGCTTCGTGATCTGCTGTCAGAGGATCTTTTAAAGTGATCTTTGTATTCGCAGCATCTACTGCAGCAATCTTTTTCACTTCGTCACCAAGTTTTAAGTATCCATTAGCTGTAAATCCGGTAACTGCAGCAACGGTCAGCACTGTAGCTCCAGCAGCAACAGGATTTGATAGCGTAGTAGGTTCACCCAACACAGGCGGAACATCTGTGATTTGGCTGCCGATCCACGTCAACTGCCGATTATCAATCGTCGGCTCTGCAAGTTTTGTAGACAGCGAACTTGAAAATCCAGTAATGACTTGGTCAACTGGCTCGGTTGATTGGTCAACTTCAATATCGTCTGTGTCGAATCCGCGGGAGACCGCAATTCCATCATTCGTCGCGCCGACATCCCGCCACCCGTTCTTCGCTTCATATGTTGTAAGATCGATAATGTCTGATAATTTTTCCGGTCTTGCCATCCCATATGGAGCAACTAGCAACCGCCCCGGTCCGCCATAAATGGAGGCTTGTTTGCTACTAATCCTTTGAAATTTTGCCATGCTATTTCCTCCTATGCTTCTAAATTGTAAAGAGCCATATAACACCATGACTCCGGCTTATTCGTGTCCTCGTCCGTATCCGTGATTGGAGAGCTTTCATGTTGGCACCAAGTAACGGCTAGCCCCTGAATATTGCCGGCATATCGCTCTAATGTATTCATTGCCCTAATAAGTACCTGCGTAGCCTGTACAGGACTGTCAGCACGGGCTAATAATTGCAATCTGGTATAATTGCTACCACCTGCATTACGAACAAGCAAAACGGGCAGTTTCGCCGTTGCAGGGATCGAGATCCCATAAGACGGCACGTCCGGCATATATAGACTAAAGAACTTGAGAACAGGAGGAACCGGATCCACGTAGTCAATCATTTATGTTCCCCCTATCTGAACAGCGTATCTTTAATTTGCGTTTTTGCGACTTTCTGCATGCGCTCACTTGATATATCAAGGCCGCGCGCCATAAGGTTATATTTCTTCTCCAAAAATCCTGCATATGCGACATTTGAACCTGTTTCAAGGATTGTTTTTCCGTTTTGATCCACAATTTTATGAATAACATCACCATCCGAAGCAGGAGAACCGGAGTTATATCCGATTGAATTAACATACAGACCGGTTTGTATATGTCCTTCGTTTCTAGTTAATTCTTTCGTTTCATCCGCCCATACCTTCCCCATCGCTTCAACGGCGCGGTTTTTCGCTTCCGTCAACTTGTGTGGCATTGTCTTCTGAAAATATTTTGCTGTTTTCTTGTCTATCTTCAAATTAAAATTCACGTCCCCCAAGCTACTCACTCCCTTTCAAAGTTGCTTCGTAGTGATGGAGCCTGACGCGACCATAGACCGGAGTTGCGCTCTCAAGCGTGTATTCTCCGGCCAGAACCATATTTCCCAGCTTGTCCTTTATGTCACGCACTCTCATATCATTGTTCAGTGCCTGCGTGAAGCCGGTAAATAAGACATTTTGAGTGATATAGTTTTCACCGTTATCATCCCGGGAAACAAACTTTTTCACTTGGTCAACTCGGCAGGGGACGTTTTCAACCAGGACATCCTCATAGACGTCCTGATTGTAATCATCCTTGCCAACAAAGATATGCTTTACCAGCGTGCACCGATGGATCAATAAGCTTTCAAATCTCATTGATAATCACCCGGCCCTGATACATTGAAAAAGCCGAAACCGGTAAGCGTTGGCTTTAGCCCATCTAAAATCATGTCCAATTCGGTAATACCAGTTTTTCCCCCAGGTGCTGCCTTTTCCATTGCAGTGTAGGAATATGATCCAATTCTCTCACTTTGCAGATTCGCCATGCCTGCTTCTTTCACATCCACGTTATCCTGGTACCACAACAAATCTACTAGATGGATGGATGCTGTCTTTAAATCTTCCAAGATGCCGGGATCTGCCGTTTCAGAGTAATCTACTTTCGTAGAGTAATATATCCACCGCGCCGCCCTGAAAAGATAGGAGTCGATGTCTGCATCCGGCAAAGCTTTCACCTCTGCAAAAGCAGACCGTTTTTTCACGTCATCTACCGTGGCGTACATGTCATTTCGCCTCGACAATAAAGCCGGCTTTGATGCGTCTTAAGAGTTGATGTGACGGCTGTTCTGGCAGCTCTTTTTCCTGTTTCCCAGACAAAGTAAAAGACCCTTCCGCATACTGTGTGGATGGGTCTTTCAATTTATATTTTTTAGCTTTTTGTTTTGCTTCTGCCATTTAGACCACTCCTTATCGTGCTTGATCAAGTGTCAAGATTAGGCGGGCATTTTTCTGGAATGGAACATATTCGTCCGTTACAGTTGCATAGCTGCCTTCTACCTGTGTTTTCACATTGCGGTCAGTTTCAACGCTCAGTGGCTTGTATTGGTAGTTTACAAGCGCATAGTCGGTATCAACCAGCATAATTCGGTTATCCGGCATTTGATTTGATACGAACGGGGCTGCATTAATGAAGTCCGGCATATCGCCATTTTTCACTTCTTGCAAAAAGATCATGTTCCCAGAGTCTTCTTTCTGGCTGGCCCACGCTTCAGCTGTTTTCAGGTTCATAACTGCGACTTTCGGTGTAAACCCGAATTTGTCCTGCATGTATTGTGCGGCATACCAGGCGTCCGTCAATTTCAATTCGTTTGCCGTTTTCACGCCGAGTGTTGGGGCTGCATCTGCTCCGTCATCAAAGTAGCCATTCAGCAGCCGTTCGACAGCCCTGTATTCATCTGTTCGGCCTAAACGTTGGCCGCGCAGTTGTACGTGTAAAGCAAGCATATCAATATTCATGCTGCGCGCTTCGTCCGTGATTTCTACCCCAGCGCCGCGCTTAAATACGCGAATAATGCGATTCCCATCGATCTTGATCACCGCGGTCGGGATTGGGGCGGCCTGGCCAACATACGAAAAGTCCAGCTCATCCTTGTCCGGATCATCGATGTAATACCATTGGTAGGTTTGCTGATCGATTGGAACCGTTTTGGCAACCAATTGAGCAGCACGTCCCTGTTTTGCATATCCAATACGGATCCCATCTTCAACGATCGTATTGAAAAGTGGTTTCGTGTTGTCGTTCTCGTATAAAGTACGGACCTGCTCCATACCGATGTTGTCATAGCCAAATGCCCGGGCTACATCTCTCACTGTTACCGCATTTTGATCAAGGTATGACCGATACAAAAAAGAGCTGTTCCCCTTCACTAAAGAATCAGCCGAATTAGCCAAACGTTTGTCTTTTACTGCAATATTTTTTAATTCGGAGCGCAATGCCGAGCCTGTTTTCAGCTCGACGATTTCGCCACGCTTGTTTTTAATCTTTTTCATTCTGCATTCCTCCCCTTATTCGAATACTTCTACAGTGCCGTCAGAATTTACTTGAGCAACAAACG